ATCAAAGTCCTGCTTTACTCTCCGTGCTAAGTGGTCTTGGATCTCAAGTGTAGCATCACTGCGACTATCATGAATGCGCTGAGCAAGCCCTAATTCTTCTTTAATGTTCATATTTTACCATTATTAAAAATATTGATCTGATACATCCCTATGATTCTTCTTGTTACGTATATTCATAACAGCGACTCTACTACATTTAAGAAGTTTTGCTATGACTAAATCACTTGAACCAAGAGAAATGAAGTGACAGATTGTGTGGAGATCTCTAACAGAAAATACTCGTGCCGTTCTATTAGGGTTACTTTTTATGTTAGATAGCTGTTCCTTTCGGTTCACACTCCTTAAATTACAAATCCGATTATCATCTCTAATACCGTTTATGTGGTCTATTTCGTCTGGTAGCTCACCATGTTTTAACCACCAAAGCAAGCGATGTTTCATTCTTAGGCGGTCGTCACACCAAACACGTATGTACCCATCTTCATTCTTAGATCCTACATCGAATCTTCTCCGATAGTAAACGGTTCCATTTTTAAGCACACTCTTGTGTTTAGTGCTAATCTCTCCTGTCTCGAAGTTAACTTTGTCTAGCTGATGTTCTTTAAAGAATTTAAAGTTCTCAAGCTCATACGCTCTGTTTTCTTCTCGGTTTCTTACTACTCTTTTACTACACATAAATACTCCTTGATTACTGTAATGTTGCATTTTACGTGTAATTTATGTATTAGTAAACACGTTTAGACGGTGGTCGTCTTAAGCGATGTTGTTGCTGTTGGTTGTCTGTACCGTGTCTTATGCCGTTACACAGATATTGAACAGCGTCAGCAAGGTGGCTGAACTCGTTTTTAACCGGTTCAGACGAGTACGTTTTCCCAATACCAGCTACTTTTAAAGGTCGGTAGTGATATCCACCACGAAAGCCCCCGATGATTTTCTCACACCGCTTATCAATGAGCAAACCTTCACGTCGTTGCAAGAAGCTAATCAGGCTATCAAGTCGTGGTTTGAACTTATTCGTCGGGGCATTAACCGCCTGTATACCATACTTGCGAAGCACCTGTACCGGTGTCTCACCGTGGTTACTATCTCGTGGGTTGGCAGGGTCAGTAAACGCCACCACATCACACCCCGGATAATGCTGCGCGATAAATGGCATCAGCACATCGCGAACAAACGGAACAAACGGCAAGTCTAATGCGAGCAACTCATGCTTGATCAGCAACGTCCCCATCTCGATCTGCCCGAACGCCACCGCCGGATTAAGACCTGTGGTATCGATCCCCAAAATCACCGGTTGCCCGAAGGTCGGTTTAAGTTGGTAAGCACTCACCATATCTTCTTTCCAATAGCCTTGATACACCGGCACACCGTCGAAGTTGCTTCCATATTTACCCATAATCTCAGTATCTATGTAGTGCTTAGGCTTACCGGCCAACATACGGCGATAATACTGATAGCCGAATGCTCGTCTCTCCTCCAGCGTCCAAGGTATATCATTCACCATCGGCTTCTGATTCAAATACTCAAGGTTCTCAGCCACAGGGTTATCAATATACTCTATGGTACCATCCGGTTGCTCAACCTCAATGAACGGTGCCGGCTGGTGGAATATCTTAGTCCCTTCAACTTTGTCTAGATCAAGTTTCGCAAGCCAGTGGTCTTCCGACGGTGGGTTGCTATCTAAGATAACGCCACTGTACGAACAACCCCCACGTCCAGTCGCAGGGTCAAGTGTTGGGTAACGACCCACACGCTCCTTACAAGTATCATACACCTCGAAGGCAACTTCTCGTGCCTCGTTGATGAAGATCATCGTAAACTCCATCGACTTGAGTTTCTGTACGTCCTGTACGTTCTCCAACGCGATGAAGACGAACTCCATATCAAACTTCGTCCCGTCCGGCAACCCACCACTAAACCGCGCGGTCATCGGTGCCGTCTGTCTCACCGGTGCGAGCATAGGACTTACCCATTCGGCGAATGTCTTAACCGTCGTCATCCGGAGGTTAGGATAGGTCGCCCGCACAAGACCGAATCGTGTACGTCTAACCCCATCTACACCCGGTGCTTGTGAATATCCACGCAACAAAAGCTCTTGGATCATCATCACCGACTTCCCTGTCCCTACGCCGGCTATCACACCTCGTACGAAGGTATCATCGTTATGGAACTCCACCGCCGTCGGCGACGGGTTATACATCGGCATTACTATCTGCGTCATTGTGCGCTTGCTCTCTCACTCTCAATTAGTTTTCTTAACTCTTGGATCCGATGTTGTAACGACGCTATTTCACGCTCATACTTCGCAATCCGCTCTTCTTTCTCACTCTTTCGTGGGTCGTAGTAATACATCTCAGGAAGCGTCATCTTCAACCTCCTCAAAATCCCATGTCAACACCAAGCCATTCAGCGTCCCGATGATAGCGAAGATTACCCCTACCACATAGGCATCGGTTGTCGTATTCCCATAGAAATGCACCAATGCCCCGAAGAACAGTCCGAACGCCATTCCTACGATTAGGCTGCTCACCAAGGCTTCTTTATTATCATCACTTAACTTCATCTATATCCTCCGAATTTACATCAATAACTGTATTTGTCCCATTAAACGCCTCCGGCTTACGTAACCCATTCCCAAAGTTCACCACGAGCTGCACCCCTGTATTTACGGTGGCGTTCTCCTGTTTGGTCTTAGCGATTAGGGCCGGGTTAAGATTGGCCAAGTTGGCAGACAGCTCAATGGCTTTCAATGCGTCTTTGTCTTCACCATGGTTTATCATGTGTTCTAAGCGTGTTAAGCCCTGCTCCGCCACACGTCGTGCTTGTAACTGGAACCCATTAGTACCTGCCAACGCTGATAGCGAACTCTCTACTTCTCGATAGACTTCTCTAAAGAGCTTGTTGCCCCGTAGCGTCTCATACTGATACGGCGTTAGCCCATACTCTGCGAGGATTGCATCTTCTTGCTCAGGATAGGCCAGCAACTCAATGATTAAGCTACCCCACTTCCCTACGTTAAAATCCCCTCGTAACGCTGCCGAACCATGCGAAATGGGTTTACGATCAAAGTCTATTTCCGCGAGAATACTGGATAGGTCGGGTAAATCCCCTGCGTTATGATCAACGGTCAGGTCGTGTGTCATACCATCTGTCAAATTCGGCATCTGTTACCCCCTCCAAGTTAATCGTATCAATCATAAAGCGAAACGCATCCGCCTTCGTCACACCACACCGCTTACAAAAGGCCATTAGCTTGTCGTGGTAGTCTTCTTCAAGTT